TTTCAATACTACTCAATGGATTATATTCTACACCTAGTGTCATCATTACATAATCTGTAAACAGCTCTGCTGCTATCGCATTAGGGAAACCAACAAATCTAATAATAACATTATTTGTTTTCTTATCGATATAAGCAATACAATCTAAATCTTCAGTATTAAGATAATCCATATACTACATCTAGTGTATTTAAGTTTTGAAACAATAAAAAAAATAAAATTTGGAAAAGTGTTAATAAATGGGTGCAGGGTTGTTTGTGGGGGTGTGTGTGTATGGGTGTGGAAATAGATGTGTGTGTCTGTGTTGAAATCCCATGTATATATATATAATAAAACGACACCACAATCTGGGGGGTAGGGGGGTATCGCATTCTATAAATATAGTCAAAACTACAACAAATATTACTAACGATAATTAAACACTATCAATAGTAAAACAAAAAACCTTTAAATATTCTTAGCCGATAGCCTTGACGTGTAAAAAACTTTGAGGCGTTGCTATAAAAGAATAACATTGTTTTAATCTTCTTTAATCTTCTTTAATCTTCTCCAAACATTAGAACCATTCTAATCTATATATGCGTCAATATGTCATGTTCCATTAATCAATCAATAGATTAAATTAAACGAAACAAACGAAACAAAGGAAACCAATGAGAATAGAAAAAATAAAAGAAAGAATAGAAAGAGACAAAAAAACAAAAAAAAGATTTTTAGAAAATCTTAAATGTTTAAAATCGGAAATGCAAAACCTTGAAAGTGACAGAGGTTTTAGAGATTATCACGCCAGTGAAAGTTATGATGATATTATCAAAAAATATGATGATGTTTTAAATCATGTTGAAGATTTAATTAACGAAATAGAGGAAAACAATGTTTAGTAAATTATTTAAAAAAATAAATGGCTTAATGCAAAATTTAACGCTTATTACTATTTATTTAATATTCGCTTATTTTATGGCTCAAGTATTAAGATATATTGTATCTTTTTAATGCGACCAAATAGCGCATTTACTAACAAAGCAGCAAAAATTATAACAATAGAAAACAGAAGGGAATAAAAAATGATTGATGACATAAAAATAAATTTAAAAGAATATAAAATGCTTTTAAATATTGTCAAAACTGTTGCTGATAATTGCAATTATTATTGGTCAAGTGAAGATGATATAGACCAAGATAAAAAAGAATATGATCTAAATTACCATAAATTAATCAAAGATTTAAAATATAATATGGTTGATACAGATAATGAAGATTATATGAAATTTTTATATAAATTTAAATAAAACAGAAGGAAATAAAAAATGATAGCAAAAACACAACCAACATACAAAGACTTAACTAAGTTAATGTTTACCAATGGAAACCCAAAAACAGATAAAAACTTAAAGATTGAGAGCCTTAAAAAATATTGGATCAAGCGTTTAAATCTTGCACCTGCCTCAATATCTGGGTTCAATACTTGTGCAAGTGCTTCAAAGGGTTGCAGGAATGCTTGTTTACATGAAGCAGGAAACCCCGTTTTTATGCCTCAAAAAACATTAGGCAGGGTTAATAGAACTTTATTGCTATTTAAAGATCAAGCGAAATTTAAATATATGGCAGCTAAAGAAATAAGAAATCATGAAATTAATTGTAATAAACATGGTTTAAAAGCAGTCATAAGATTGAATACAACTTCGGATATTATGTTTGAGAAGTCTAAATTTAATTTTATGCAAGACTTTCCCAATGTACAATTTTATGATTATACAAAACATTTTAACAGAATGATTAAATATTTACGGGGGGAATTACCTGCTAATTATCATTTAACATTTAGCAGGAACGAGGCTAACGATTTCCAAACAACTCAAGTATTAAAAGCAGGTGGCAATGTTGCAGTAGTTTTTAGAGATAAGCTGCCGAAAACATACAAAGGTTTTAAAGTTATAAATGGTGATGAGCATGATTTAAGATTCTTAGATGATAAGAATGTAGTTGTAGGCTTAAAAGAAAAATTAACTTTAAATAAACAAGGTAAACTTGACCGAGATAATTCTGGGTTTGTGGTTGATCTTAAATAAACAATAACAAAAAGGGAAATATGACAATACAATTATATTATAAAACAAAAAAGGAACTTAAAAACAATATAGGATCGGAGCTTGACTATTCCGAAACCAATATTTTTAAAGATGAGTACATTTCAAATGGTGTTGTAATTGGTTGTGATCCAGATCGTAAATGGTTCGCAAAAATTACAATTAAAAACAACTTAATTGAGAGGGTTCAATAATGAATTGGAAGGATAACTTTATTAAGTTTGTTAATAGATTAAGCAAAAAAAAGGGTTGGAAGTGTGACGATATGAACCCTTATTTTTACCAAATTAATTTATTACATTTAAGCAATGCGAAAACATTACGAGAATATAAACAACAACAAAAGAAAGCGAGTAAATAACATGAAGTATAATACATTAAATAAATATTTAAAAAGACAAGCAAAAATATTATTTAAAAAAGAAAAAATAAACAATCCAAAAATTAAAATTGATGATTTATTTTTTACTTGTGAATATGATAATCCATTTTCATTAATACCAACTTTGTACATAAAAAAAGAAAGCGAGTAAATAAAATGACAATAGAAACATTACAAAAAGAAATATTAAGAGCAATTAAAATTGAGGGTAGAGATTTAGACTTTATGCTTAATGATAATGGGGAAACAACAAAGCATTTAAAAAGTTTAGAAAACTTTGTTAAAAAATTATTTAATGAATATAAACAAGGGGAATAGATGACAGATAAAAACTTTGAATTAGCGTGTGAATTAGCTGATGATTTATATTTCAAATTCATAGACAATTTAAGTGATGATATAGCTAGTGAGTTTGTAATTGATGATGATGACAATATAGGTAGCACAAAAAACACAGAAAAAGGTAGCAATTTATATTGGGAACTAGAAAGCACAATCAAAAACGCATTAGATAAACAAACAGAAAGCGAGGGAAAATAACATGGCAAAAAAATATTTAGTAAAATTTAATTGTATCGTTGGGGAATACGAGCATATAACTAGCTATATTTTCGATAAACGAATGACAGAATATGGATATTGCAAAAAGTTTTGGGGGTTAGAAAAAAAACATGAATTAAAAACCAATGTTTTTTGGGATAACTTTATGGAGAATGCAATAGAGGTTTATTCGGAAACAGAATTGACAACAGATCAATATAATACAATGCAAAAATTAGGCGTGGCATAATGACAGATATAAATTTTTATAGCTGCGTGGTAATTTTATTTGTAATGATAGTATTAATAATAACAGTATAGAAAGCGAGGAATAAATGAAAGTTAAAGAATTAATTAAATTACTAAAACAAGCACCACAAAATATTGATGTGAATGTTTATAATCATGACACAGATTATGTTCAAGAAATTAATTGTGTATGGATACCAAACAAAGAAGATATGATCGATAATTCTGAAGTACAATTAGAGATAAGTAAGGGGGAATAAATGCCAGATCAAACACTAAATGAAATAAGAGTAGTACAGGAAATAAACAAAGCAAAAAGACATGAGCAAAAAAAAAGAGAACAACTTTTAAAAAGAGTTGATGAAGTAAAACAAAAATTATTGAAGCCTATTTTTAATGGGTGCAATGATGAGTTCTATGAAATGTGGCTAAACAAGGCTCACAAATATTATAACGATACATTATTTAAAAAATAAATATGTACAATATAAACTTTAAAAAATTTTTTGATGATGATGATTTATTAACTGGTAAAGTTATGCAGCTAATAGAACTAACTCAAGAAAATATAAACAACAATAACAACAAACAAAAAGAGGTGAATAAAAATGACACTAAGCAAATACGAAATGTGGCTACAAACGGCTAAGTCTGGGGAAGTAATAACCTATTATGACAAAGGATACCTAGCAAGACAGAGATTCTATGACAATAATTTAAGAGATGTTGCTAATTTTTTTATGAGATTAGCAGAGAATAATGTTGTGGAATTATACCAAAAAAGATTGACGCATGGTAATGTTAATCATGATCCTGTCTTTCAATACATGGCAAGAAAAATATAACAAACAGAAAGGGAAAAAATGTACATAGATAAATACAAAGTAGAAATAAAAGGTAGCAAGTACCATGAAAAAACTGATAAGAAAATGAAAGATCAAGTGTTAGCTACTTATCAAAGTGATGAGGGTATGAATATTAAATCATTAAAAAATATTCTTGAGGAACTTGCAGATAGCCATAATGCACATCACAATATTACTTTTAATATTGTAATGAAACAATACGATCACGATTAATTACTCTTTATTATCTGGGGGTGTAATATCTGTTACATCCTCAGATACATCAATCAAATCATCTTGAGTATCTTCCCAGCTAATAGTCATTTTCTGGTCTATGTTTTGCTTAATAGGTTTGTTATCCGAATAGAGATCAGTTAATTTTCCAGCAACCCATTGAACAAACTTAGCTTTCTCTCTTATCCATAATATCTCATTGGGAGATTCAACTTCTTGATAGTTAAAAACTTGTAGCAGTTTATCAATTAAAGTTTGAACACCTAGCTTTCTAGCTTCAACTACTTTCGTTTCTAGTTCTGGATTTTTTTTTAAGTAATGATAAAACTTCATCAAGCTGAAAGGATACTGCTTGTCTTCTAGTATTTCTGTAAGGGTCATTCCGTTTACCAATTTTTCGCAAATGGTAGACAGATTTTCTTTTGTTAATAATTCTTGGTTTGGTTTTGTTGTAATAGTATTCTTTGATTTGCTCATCAGTATAGTTCCTAAATTGTATTAGTTTTGATAGTTGTTTTATTCTAGTTTCATCTGTGTAATTAGCTTTGTTAAACTTATCATAGTTTTGATAGCCATGATATTTACATTTAAAAACCTTACCCCCAGATAGTGGATAACCTTTCATTCTACAAGGTATTTTCTTACCCTCTCTTAACCCAGCACGAGTGAACCCTTGACAGAATACCTTACGCATTGGTCTACCTGGCATTATTTATTTGGCTCTCCTTTCCAGTTTAAATTGTTTCGTTTATTGTATTCAACTTTCTCTCTATATCTTGGGTTAGCTTGTTTTTTTATTCTAGACAATGCCGTCAGAATTTTTTCACTATTAACATAGGTTGCTTTACTCTCTCTTTCGTTATCTTCCTTTCTTTGAATGGCTAACTTACAGAGATAGACATTAGTTTTATCTTCTTTTAATTCGTTGATAGGGAGCTTAGATAATTCATCTAATATCTTCTCCCTATCCCCTGCAAAACTCTTAACTATTTTACCTATATTATTAATGGATATTGTTTCTTCTAATGTAGCCGTAAAACGGCTATCTTGTGTAGGTTTAACGGCTATCTGGGTTGGCTCGTAAAGTTTCTCGGCTCTTAAAAATGTTTCATTAACAAGATAAGTTTTACCAGATCTACCCCTAACAGATTTAACAATATTAAGTTTGTTTAAAGTTTCTAAGCAAGATTTAATTGTAGTACGGCACAAACCTGTATCTTTGTGTATTGTTTCATGACGCAGTTGAGCCTTGTATCCATTCTTTTTCCAAGCATATTTCATAACAGACAAGAAAACATTTAAACAATGAGACTTTCTCTCTCCGTCTACCAAATCTAAATGGTGATATAGTTTATAAGTTATATGTAAAAATCCTCTACTTACATTCATTATTTATCCTTTCGTTTAGTTGATTTACAATTTAATTTGTGGTGGTCATGCAAGGATCTCAAAATATGTACCCATTGATCCTCATTCATTAGCTGAAACTCTGTCTTAGAGCTACGTATACGCTTGATCCTAAAGGTTAGGCTACTTGGTGTCAATTCTTTATAGAAAACTAAAAAGCAGGGTATATTTAGGCGTTCAGCAATGATCTTTGAGAGGGTTGTAGCCTTAAATTGTTGACCTTTATCATAGCAAGTCTCAATGATAGCCAAAGGTTCATAACAATACTGACAACACTCAACAGAATCAACATCGATGTAGGAAATTCCATCATATTTTCTGTGCCAATCAGAATATAAACCATTACTGAAAGCATAAACATTTCTAGCCATTTTTTAAAACCCTTATCTCGTTTTCTTTCTCTTCAATCTCTTTCTCAAGTGCAAAAATTATATCAGCTTGTTTCTTAATATATTTCTTGGCTCGTTTTAATTCTTCTTTACAATTAGTTTCATCAAAGATTCCAGAGTATGTCATTTCTCATATATTATTTTTTTAACTACTGATCTAGGATAAGCAGTTATGTTTCCAATAGATAACTTATCCTCATCATAAAAAAATGAGGTGAATATTTTAACTACTTTAGAATCTTTATAATATAGGTATCCAATATCCTCACACCAAGTATAGCTAAACTTATCAACATCAGATAAGTCATCATACCATTGACTTGAGCTGCAAATATCTTGCCAAATTACACGCACCTTTTTATATGGTAGTTTTTTTTTGATCATTTTCTCTCCGTTATACAATTATAATTATCCGTTGACAACCTATTAAAATCATTGTAATCGTTAGCAAAAAAACAGATTGGAAAAAAATGGAAAACGATAAAATAAAAAAAGCATTTTCAATATTTAATGGTGGTGAAGGATTAGATCATTGGTCATACTCATCAACATCAACACCTTTTGCAAAAAATATTATTGGTTACAGTTTCCCTCAAGAAGTTAGAAGGAAGTTTCCATTTAGATATAAAGCAAACTTTGGCAACCTAGTAAACAATGTGGTCCAGAAATTAATTGCAGATGTAATTTATAAATCAAAGACAATCAAAGAGACAGAGTGGGATAGAGATTATAAAGTTTGTTTCGATCAAGAAAAAGAAAACATAAATATCAATCCACCTGTTGATGCAAAGGATAAGTACGGCAGAGAAGCTATGATTAAGTTTGCAGAAGATTGTATTCCAATTACAAAAAAGGTTGTGCAAGAAATTATTGGTAAAGATAAATTAGTTTGCGAAAGATATGTAGAACTAAAAGAGTTTGATATGATCAAGCCTGTCATTGGTCGTATCGATTATGAAACTAAAACAAAATTTATAGAATTAAAAACTAAGCCACCTAATTTAAGGAAAGTTAAAGGTAAGGAAGAGTGGAACATGATCACTCAAGAATTACCTAGTGAACCTACAATTGAAAACCTTACACAAACTTCGTTCTACTACATGGCAACAAAGAAGATACCTTACTTGGTATATGTTAATGATAAAGATTATATCATCTTTGATAAGAGCCATGAGTTAATGAAGGCAGACCATTTGCAACATCTTTACAATATTATGATAGATAAAATTCTAACATGGGAGAAGATGATTATGTTTTGTGAGGGTAACATCAATACATTAGCTAACATGATGGAGCCACCAGATCTTAATCATTTCTTTTATTATAAAGATTTAGCAGATGAACAAAAACAATTAATCAATAAACTATGGGGTATTAAATATGAGTAGTGAAAACAATAACGTATATAGAATGGGAACAAACAATATGAGTAACATACATAAGAAGTTACACAATGCGTGTAACCACGCAAAGTCTGTGCAAAAAGCAAACAAGGTTAAGGGTATGCCTTTCAATCCTTTGTTACATGATGATGTGCAAAGAGTGGCAATGGATGCTTTACTAAAAAATAATTTATATCCAACTTGTAATTACATAACAGATGTTACAGATAGATTTGTAATTGTAACTTGTACCATGAGAATAACTGACATCGATGATCCAAAAAGTTTTATTGTGATCGATGGATGTACTGCAATGGGTGGATTAGATAAGTATGGAACAGGTCAAGCAATGTCATACAGTAAAAAGTATGCGTTCTTAAATGCGTTGAACCTAAAAACAGGAATGGATTTAGAAGATGGTTACAATGCTAAACCATTCGAACAAAATTCTGTGGAGCAATCTACAGAACCTACATACATGGATGATGAAGTGGATGTAGAAGAGATCATCAACAGGATTACAGAAACTAAAACTGTTAAACAATTATCAACAGTTAAAAGCCAAGTAAGATCAGTTGTTGGTCATCTTAAAAACAATAACTTCAAAGCATACGAACAGATTAGAGACATCACTCGTAAGCATGAAGTCAAACTAAACAATAATCAACAGTAGTTGATATAACTAAGGAGTAAACATGGATAATCAATCCGAAAAAATATACATCAACCTAACTAAGAACAAAGATTGGAAGTCACCAAGCGATAAACTTCCTGTCTATGTTGGTCCAAAAAATATGAAGCACCCAGATAAGAACTGGACCATTGGTGTAAACATAAATGGTAAGTGGTATAACCAAGCTGCGTTTCCGTCTAAAGATCAAGACGGCAATGTCAAGGAAGGTGAGTTGACAGTAATTTTAACACCAAGTGGAGCAGGTAAAAATAGCTTTGCAAAAGCAAATGATGGTGGTAATAACGAATATACCTTTTAACTTAGGCTAAAGGGTATCAAGCAGGGTGGGGTTTTTTTTCCCTTTCTATCGTTTTCCCCACCTTGCTAAAAAAAGGATTTAATATGGCAGACAATATAAAAGAACCAGCACACTACATAGCAAACAAGATTGAACCAATAGATTTTATTATTGAAAACAATTTTAATTTTTGTGAAGGTAATGTAATTAAATATATTTCTAGATATAAAAGAAAGAATGGTATTGAAGATCTTAAAAAAGCTAGACAGTATATAGATTTTTTGATCAAAAAAGAAGTTGAAAAAACTAAATAAGTATGACAAAATTTAAAAGAATTATCAATGGAGAGTGTCATTTTGAAATGATCGAACTCTTTGATGATGTAAAGAAAGCTGCAAACAACTCGAATAGAGGAGAGTTTGTAGAATGCAAGATCAACAATTTAAAGTTTGATTTTGCAACAGTAAAAAAGGAGCATGATGGAACAAATCCGATTGCGTCTGCAGAAGCTAAAGGATCTTCAAGAGAAGAAACATCAGAAGTATCTGGAAGCGAAACTGAAAGTAAATAAGTATCAACAAGATTCTTATAAATTACTTTGGCAAATAGAGCAGACAAAAGAAGAGTTAATGACAGCTAAATAGTTATTAACTTAATAGTTGAAAAAAAAGAAAGGAAAACGTAGGGGATCTATGACTATAAATGTAAGCACACACTATAACAAACACATCAATAACTTAAATCAAAACAACTTTATCTACAAAGTTAAGAAAGCATTTTACCTTCTTACGAGCCAAGAAGAAAGATTATATGAGGTAGGGTTCTCGGAAGGATTTCTGTACGCAGCAGAACTAATGCAAAGACAACCAATAATGGATAGCAATAACAAAACTAAAATTGCTACTACATTTAAAACAAAGAACGCAAACTTAGAAGTCGTATCTAAACTTGTAGATAAAGTTTGTGAGAAATATACTGTAAGCAAACATGACATCTTTAGTAAAGGTAGAACTAGGGATGTAGTTCGAGCAAGAAGTATAATCTATAACCTATTGTATGAAGGTTACAATGTTAGCTTATCTTCTATGGCTAGAGTATTTAATCAAGATCATACTACAATCATTCACTCTATAAGAAACAAACAAGATAAGAAAAATTATTGGGGTGCAGAAAATTCTATCTGGCAAGAGTTTGAAGAATTAAAACAGATTAATGTTTAACTGTAGCTTCTATATCTTCTTACCTTAGAAGCTATAGACTTAGGTTGTTTACTAAATTGTTTACCAGATTTTTTAGCTTTCCTTTTTGCAGCAGTAGTTCTTGCATACTCTGAAGCAGATAAGTTTTTTATCGCTGCACTTGGAAGATACCTTTCTCCAGTAACTGATGATTTTTTGCCAGACTTTGTTCGCCATTTTTGTTTGCTCCATGCTTTTAAACTTCGTTGTCTTTTAGCCAATGCCATTATCTGTACCCACCACCTTTAGACTTGTAAGTCTTAGCAAGTAGTTGAGCCTTTCTAGCTGACCATTGTCCAGCAGCAGTACCCATAGTTTTACGAGCCTTGATCTGCTGAAACAATCTCTTTCTTAATGTAGGTTTGGTATAATTACCAGCTTTATTTACACTACTTTTTTTCTTCATTTATTTTTTCTTTTTAGCTTTAGACTTCATTATCTTTTTTTGTAAAAAAGATGGTAGCTTTTTTTGTTTAGCAGTTAGTTTGCTTTTACCTTTTGATTTACCATACATAACTATTCTCCTGTTGTTGTTGAAGTTTTAACTCACAATAGTTGTCAAAGCAACTACCATCTTTGCCATCATGACAAAAATATTCTCTTTTAGCAGTAACAATCCAACCACCATTGTCACTAATTAATTCTTTATTACATTCCTTGCAGTAACCACAAATAAAAGATTTAGCTTTCTGTTTTTTCCATCCCTTTTTTTTCATTAACAGTTCCAAGCTCTTAATGCTTTATTAATTCTACTGTTAGGATCTCTTGCTGTTTTAGCTGAAGTTAATTTCTTCTTCATCCCTTTCATCCTCGCGCAGAAGGATGCTCTTCTTTTGTTACCAACCTTTTTACTTGGTGCTTTTAGATTGCCACCAGTAGCACGATTATAACTTCGTCTACCTTTAGCATTCAATCCACCTTTGGGATTCTTTCCTGCTTTTCTCTGCCATGCTGGTGTTTTTGCCATAACTTATTCTACTATCTTTTTGATTGATTTACTACCATCTATATTATCTTCTAATTCAGCTTGTACTTTACCACACTTATATTCAATGTTATCTCCTGTGTTTGTTCTTTCAGCAAGTCTTTTGCCTTTTAAACAATCTGACATTTTGTTTTGGATTCTATGTTCTTGTAACTCTCCAGCAACAAACATACAAAGTGCAACAACTGTGCTAATGACTGTTTCCATTTTGTCTTACCTTATCTTTTAAATCTTCAATATCTTCTAATGCTTTTTTTAACTGTGCTTCTATGTGATCTAGCATAACTTGTGTATGGATATTCTTATCTAAAAGTTCTTGATGCTTCTCTACAGTTTCGTATAGATCTTCAAGAAGTAAGTATTGTTCTTTGTCTGTAGTTGTTTGCTCTGACTTTTTAAGTAGATCAGAGTTCATTAATTCTCTAGAAGTCTCAAGTGAAGTTAGTCTTGCAGTAACTTCTGTATATGCAAAGATACCCATAGCAACACCAACAATAATACCAACCATATTTTTAATTGGCATAGCAACATTTGTATTCTCACTTATCTTCATTTCTTTTTCTTCTTCTTAGGAAAAAATATTCTATCTAAATGACTAGCAAACCTATCTAGTAAACCAAAAAATTTATAAAAAAATTTATCAATCATCTTCCTTGACCCTTGTATCTTGTTAGCTTTTGTTGACGCTTCTCACTTTTATTCTTAGATTTTTTATGCGCACCTGGTCCACGCTTCTTAGGTTTCTCTCTAGGTATAAAGTGTGTAAACTTTTGCTTTGCCATTACTTCTTCTTATATTTTTTTTTCTTTTTCTTCTTACCTGTTTGCTGCGAAAGAAGTGTAGGTTTCTTTTTACTATACTGTGATACGAACATTGTAGGTGCTTGTGTTGACATTACTTTCTCTTAATTAAATCTGTTGCTTTCAAACCATACACAGAAGCTATTACTCCCACGAATATAGTCTGATACCAAAAGGGTAGGTTAGAAAAGTATTCAAAGAAGAGTTGCATCTTCTCCATGTGAGCAGGATTGTCAGACCAAACTGCAAATCCTAACATTACTATTGGCACACTAAGTAAAATTAAAATGAACTCGTCTTTCCAGTCTGAGTTTCTGCTCTCTAATAATTTACCTTGATACTCTGCTTCACCTTTTGCCATCTTAGCAGCATGATTCATTTGAGCATCTGCCATAAGCATTTTAGTTTTCTGTTTGTTTTTATAAATATGACTACCTGCTTGTACTGCAAGTTTAATAGCACTTAACCACATTATACTAAATCCTTTGCCTTACCAATTACTGGCTTGTATTTTGTTTTGCCTTCAGATCTATAAGCATGAAGGAATTGCTTTCTAGGATCCTTATCACAAATACTGCAATGTATCCACCCAGAATTAGGCTC